GCCCAATAACCAAGGGCCTAGGTGAGTTGCGAATCCCATGAGGATCTCCTTACATACAAGTTAAGTGTATCAATTGGTATGTCATCAGCCGGGACTGTTTGATACACCGGAAAGCCCGGAATAACTCTAATATACACCAAAAGAAAAGGGGGCACAAGGCCCCCTAATCTTATCCTATCAGGACGAACCTGAAGAACCCCAGATTCCCAATGGATCTGACCAACCAAAGGAATAACGCTCTCTAGACTTGTAACGAACGTTACCAGTGTCAAAATCGCCGTCCATTGACTGAGCCAAAGGTGAACGCACAAAGTGCTTCAATCCGTTAGGCACATCAGTAGTCAAATACCAACCGTTTGTGTCGGTCAAGAAGTGGTTTACTGTATATCCGCCGGGAATTGCGCCCATTTGCTTAATAGCGTTGATATCGTTATCGGTAGTACCAACACGGAGTTCGGTATCCAATAAACGTTTTGCAACGAACATTAAGTTTGGTGGAACAATCAACTTAGCAGGCTTAGCGGCAATCAAAAGTCCACGCTCGTCTGTCCAAGCAGCGATCTGAATAACGGCGGCTTCCAAAGAAGTCTCGTTCAAATCAACTTGGGTTGTAGGAGTATTGGAGTTTGTACCACCATTCACCAAGGGGTGAGCTGTACTAAATAAAGAAACACCATCACCACCGGGGTAAGCAGAACTGAAACCGTTGTTGATAACGGCAGCAGCCTTAACTTGCTTGGTGTAGGCCATAGCACGGGCCAAACCTTTGGTATAACGAGCAGACAATGAGTCATACAAATTATCTTCAATCGCTTCTTCAGTGATTGAGAAACCCAAAGCAATGGTTTCGTGGTTATAGCGTGTTGTCCAAGCTTCCTGAGCATTGTCATAAGCGATGGCTGAACCCTCGTTTTTGACTGGTGCTGCGGAGAAGCCAGATAACTTGGTCTCTTCTTCAAAAGAACGCTCTGAGGTCTCTGTTTCGTAGATCTCTTTGTGCTCTTCGCCGTAACGTGCATACTCCAAACCGAACAATGCGTTCAGGCCGGGGAGCAGCTCTTTCAATAGTTGTGCGCGTGAAATAGCCATGATTTAAGCTCCTTATGCTACGTAATAGCGATGTACGCCGAAGTTGAATTTAACCAACACTTCGGGGGTTACGACCAATACAACAGTACCAGCAACTGCGGTTGTGACCGAAGTGATAGTAAGAGTCGTATTACCTGTGGTTGATACAGTAGATGCTGAACTCAAGGTTGAACCTGTGAACTGCAACTGACCATTTACCAAGTTGAACACATCTGTGCCGATTGGTAAGAAAGTACCTACTGCCAAACCTGAAACTACAACAGAAGTTGCAGAAGCAGCGCCACCAGACACGTATGTGCTTGAGTAGCTGATTTGTGAATCAGGAACTAAGTTCAATACACGAAAGCCGCCACCAGAGGTTGTAGCAGATGCACCAACGACTGACAAGCTACTGTTTCCAGTAGATGCAGAGCCAGTTTGTGTACCGCCAGCCATGTTGACACCAACGAGGATTGAAGATGCTGAACCGATAGTTGTGCCACCAGCAGTTGTAGTAACTGCCATACGCATAACTTGGTCAGGATCGTCACCGATGATCGCAGTAATGTCGCCAGCAGTTACGCTACCGGGATAATACTGTGAGTATTGACGTTGCTTAGTCGTGGGGTTTGTGTAATAACAACCCAAGAAAACACCAACCGTTGTATTGGTAGTGCTAACTGCATAAGTTGAAATAACAACATAACCAGCAGATAAAGTAACGAGATCACCGTAATACAGAGCAGTGCCATAGTTATACTGGATTGGCAAATTTCTTGTCGATCCAGCAAATACTTGACCACCGATCAGGTTTACGGGCTTTGCGCCGTAAGGGGCTGAGACAGTTGGATAAGCCATTTAAGACTCCTATAAAAATTAAGAACCAGAACCGAAAGTTACCTTTGAGCGCTTGTCCGAGAACAGAGGCATTCTTGGGTCGCTTTCCCTCATAAACGTGTTATCTACCGATTCCATCTGAGCTTTGTTTTGCTTGTCGTAATAAGCGGCACGCTGTTCCATAAACTCTTTTGGGATTCGACACAATAACAAACCACCAACTTCAATATTGCCTTTGAATCGGCCTTCTTGAGTTGCGTGCATCATCAACTCAGGATAATCTTCTGCTTTGCAGGGTTCATATCCTTCACGTAACTTAGACGAGATATTACTTGGATCCGCTACTCCCATATTGCTGATACGAACATAACGATGTCTCCAACCGGGACGCTCATTGGGGTATGGAAGTACCTCAGGAACTTGCCAAGCTGATGGCCTAGCAAAGGTTGTTCTATCGTCTAATTCTCTCGCAAGTCTGTTCTGTGTGGCAGTCATTTTCATTCTCCTTTTCTAAGTTCGGCAACCTGTTTCGCATATAGTTCTAAAGGAACCCCAAGACGGCGAGCTATCGCTGCTTCAGATGCCTTCAACCGTATACGGTTAGGTGGTGTACTACGTGTAGCCGGAGCTACAACATTAGCTGGTTTTGTTGCACGGCGTGGAGGTTCGTACTCATAAGCCGGTTCTGATGTTTTAGAGGTGTCATCAAAATCCTCATCGCTCCCGAAATTCTCGGGGAACCGCTTACGCATAGTTGCGTCAACGGCTTTGTAGTAATCTCTAGACCCAATAAATTTTTCCCCGTGCTGTTTAAGCAGCTTTTGGTGTAACCCAAGCGCAGCACTGGTCATTTCTTCATCGGAGCCAAACCACTTGTTATCAGCTTGCCATTCCGCATCGCGGTCTGTCATTCGAGTTTGTGGTGCAGAGACCTGTTGTTGCGTTTGTACCTCATTCTCACGTACTTGTAAAGGTCTTAAGTTATGAGCTTTGTCTAAACGCAACATTGCGGCGGAAATTTCTGCCTGTGCATCCACCAAATTATCCGTATCTCCGGCCTCATAAGCCTCTTTATACTTCTTTTTGGCAGAATTTAACTGAGCTTCAGCAGAAACTTTACTCTGGTCAATAATGATTTGAGACCCTTGAGCAAGTTGCTGTTGGAGACGTTTGTTCTCCTCGATAACCTGTCTAGCATAGCCTTCAGCCGCCTCACGTTCCCGTAGGGCTTCTTCTTTAGCACGACGCTCGTCATGGTAGCCACGGGTAAATTTCTTTATCCGAGCTTGCACTTTCTCGTCGTAGGAAGACAACTCATCGTCTGATGGGTCTTCAGGAGGGGTCGCCAGAGGCTTCCTATTCCTGTCTTCTGGGGGCGTATCGTCTTCTATTTCAAAGGAAAAGGCGTCTTCAGCAGCAGCCTTATTAGGCGTTTCCTTTTCAACTTCATCGGGAAATTTAAATTCTTCGTTTGCCATGATTTATCCTTTAAGCACGTGAAATCCCACGGGGGTCTTGGACTACAGCTTCCACTGTATCGTCATTGATAATACGGAACTCTTTGCCATGAATCTTGATTCGTGTACCTGAGTTAGGTCTCACCACTACAAAATCTCCTTTTTTACAAGAAGGGCCGGAGGGGAACCTAGACGTATCTTTATAGCAATCTGGGCCCAATTCAATCACAAATAATACTGGTGACAGTACTTCTTCATAGTGCACGGTCTGGCTTGCCTTTACAAGTCCACTCTCGTATTCATCATCAATATCAGGTAATACACACAAGATATGATACGTAGAAGGTGCAGGGATTTGCTTCGCCTTTTCTTCAGGTGTATCGGGTAACGAAGTAGCAGTTACGCCATCTTGACTTATTAAAAGTTCACTCATCATCTATCTCCAGTCGTTGCACGAGGTCTCTGACAATTGATTCTGCATGGCCCAGACCCCGGATGATGCCGCAGACTTGACGGTACTCGGGGAAGTCCCCCGCCCTACCGCTTCCTAAGAACTCTTTTTGCTCTGCTTTGAGCTTGTCAAACTCTTTAAGCAGGTGGTTTAAAACTCGATCAGCGTCCATTATTCTCCTTTAACAGGTGTACGATTTTGCATAAAAGATTGACGTTGTTGCTGAGCCATTTGAGCTCTGGACTTGGCAATATCTACTCCAAGTCTGGCTCCCTCTAACTCTTGTTGCTTTTGTAATCTGTCTTTAGCTGCGGCGGCTGTAGCCCCTACCTGCATAGCTGCAATCTCTTTCTGAGCTGCAATCCGAGACTCTTCAATACGCAACTGATCTGCTTTGGCTGCGGCATCGATCTGCTGTTTCTGCGCCTTGAGTTTCAATTCTTGCATCTTAATTTGGAGTTCTTGTTGCTGCATTTGTACGATTGGATCCTGTGCTTGTTGCTGAGCTTGATTCTGCGCCGCTTGAGCCGTATGTTGTTGAAGAAGTCTTTGTGCCGCTTGCGCCGCCAACTGAGCAACCTGCTCGGCAATATCTGGCTTCATTTCTTTGTTTTGCTCTTCGTTAGGCAAATTAATACCCAACTGTTGCTCAATCTTGTTGCGATATTCAAACGCCAAGTGCTCATTTAAGTGAGCCATCGCCGCTGCTTGCATCCTCTGCGCCATTGGGTTTTGTCCCATGATCTGCATCAGCATGGGATCCTGCATCATCGCTTGGTGTACTGAAATATGAGCTTGATGATTCTGTTCAATGAACGCCTTTACAGGTTTGCCTGTCAACAAGTTCTGGTTCTCTTGCACTGGATCGGTTGGCTTCTCATCATCCTCAACAGGTACAAGTTTCGCCGCATTCTTTATCCCCAATACTTCTATCATCTGTCTATGGAGCAGAGGCAAGTTATACAACTGAGGGGCTTGTTGAGCCAACTGCAACACCGCTTGATACTGCACAATCTTCTGCGCCATCGTAGCGGCGTTAGGATCAGACACAGGTATCACATCTACCTTGTCGTAGTCAGACTTCTTGATGTTGCGCCCACCTTCTGCTGGCTCATACTCATAGTCATCTGGTGTGTAGTCGGCAATGATTACCTTGAGCAACTTGAACTCTTGCTTCATTGCAAAGTGCAAACGAGCTTGCACCGCTGTCATCACCTTCAATGTTCTTTCCAACAGCGCTAGCGTAGTGCCTACAGGTGCTTGGCTACTCATATCAGATACGTTCATGTCACCCGAAGACGCGAAGGATTTGCCCTCTTGGATAATATTTTGTAGCAACAAAAATAAAACCTGACTTGGTTCTTTATAGGGGAGTGGTAATATGTTGTCACGGATCGATCCGCTAGGTACATCTACGTCTCTAAACTCTCCCGGTGCTATAGGTGTATCATCGCCTTTTAATCTGAGTCCTCTAGACTTCAAACCACCGGGTAAATTAGACAACGTACCTGCATCTATCAACTGACGTTGTAGCATCGTAGCAGACTTCGCATATCCACCAATCAAGTGAATCAGACCATACCCATAGAACCCAAACCCGGGGATATACTGGTAGTGCACAAAGTGATGGCGCTTCATGTGCAACTCATCTTCTTCATACCAATTTCTACGTATAGCTAGAATCTTAGATGTGCCCTTCTCTATAGTCACTATGTACGGCAGTGCTATACCTGTCTTCTCTCCATCTTTGTCTTCATGCTCATAGCCTTTTAAGTCAAGATTTACACTCATTTCTAAGATACGAAATCTATCATCTTGTATGGCTGTCATCCCCTGTTCTTGGGCTTTTTGCTTCTCAATATCATCTAGCTCATATGAGGGCTCGCCCAAGTCTATATCTGCATAGAACCCAGCTTTTTGTAGCTTCCTAACTTCATTCTCAGTTCTTCGCATCACGTGCGTAACTCGCTCGGCAGTTTCTAGATTTGACGCGCCGTATGGCACTACTATATCTTCTGCTGGAACGAAGACTGCTACTTGTCTTCCTCTATTAGGATCATAGTAAACTTTCTTGAACGCTGAACCTGCTAATGGCAGACTCCATAGAAGTTTTTCATGCTCAGGCCTATACTCCTGCATCACTTCAGTCAACTGATAATTCATGTCTTCACGAACACGGTTAGCAGCCTCTTCTATCATCTTATCTACTGCTCCAACAATCTGCGTTTTGACAGGCCCCATCGCAGGGAATGTCTCCATGATTGCTTCACTCTGAAACCTTACAACTGACTCTGTGAGCATAGGGTGAAATACACCACATGCACCGTTCCAAGGTTCTGTTCTTTCTTCATACTTCAAGCCTAGTAATTTCAAGCCATCTATATATGTTTGTATCCAATCTTTTCTATCTCCAATGTCCTTGGTAAAGTCATTCACCAAATCATTGGCTAGACTCTGCAACTCATTGTCGTCCATGTAATCAACTAAGTTATCATTGAACTCTTCAGAACCTTCTTCAGCAGGTGCTAAGTCAATGTCTATATCCCCCATACTGATATGCACGGCCTTTGGATCTTCTACTTCGATCTCAATTGCCGAGTCGTTCATACCTGCAATACCTTGAGGTGTTTGATATATTGCTTTGTCGATTGCCATGATGTATCCTTAAACTGTATAAAATTTATCTCTTCGATGACCTTTGAACCATTTAATTTCTTCTGGTTCATCACTGGGTAAACGCAGGAAACCTCCCTGCCTAAAACGCATCAGTGCTAGGGTGGTCGCGTCCACCAAGTCATCATGCTCTCCGCTTGGGAAAGCTGCGATTTCATCTACCAATTCTTCTGCCCAACGGGTCTCAGGTATCCACACTTTGCCACTGGCAATGATGTCAGAAACTGAATTCAATCTCGATATTTTATCCTGCCCTCTACCCGGCGTATACTCCTGCACAGGTATACCCATCGCTCTTAACTCATAAATAAGAGGTGCGCCCGACGCTTTCTTCTCAATCAGCACGCCATCAGGCTCGAAATCATTGTATTCCCGAAGAACATCTCTCTTCAAGTCCACCCACTCTACACGTTTCTTGTACGTATTGAGCAAAATAATGTTCGGCGTGTCGTGATCCTCAGGATTACTGAAGATTCCCCACGTTGTACTGGCTGAATAGTCAGCCCGATTGTTCTTCTCAAACGCAGTATCCCAAGTCTGGAGTATATATTCACACTTTGGTGGGTCTTTATCCGTCCAAATCTTCCACCAATCCCGTTTTATGATCGCACTTTCGTTGCCAACTGGGTTTTGTTGGTACTGAGCCTGCCATTTTGAGTTCGGAAGCTCCTCTTTTAGGGCAGAAAGCTCTTCTAGAGACCAAAATTCAGGCCAAAGTGGGTTACCAGAGGGCAAAATAGCCGGAAATTCAATCACTTCCCAGTCTTCACCGCCTCTGGAGGCCGCTGCTTTAATAACTTGACCCGTTAAATCCCTCTGAGCCCAGCGAGTCATCACAATTACAATCGCCCCGCCCGGTTGTAAACGCTGTCTTGGGCCGGATGTGTACCACTCATACACTTTATCGTATATTTCTGGGTGTCCAGCAGCCATCGCAGCCTCTTGCTCCGAGTGTGGATCGTCAATAATCAGTACGTCCGCACCTTTACCTGTTACTGCACCGCCCACACCAATCGCAAAGTAGTCACCACCCTTAGAAGTATTCCATCTACCCGCCGCTTTACTGTCTGCTTGCAAGTTTAGATCAGGAAAGATCTCTTTATATACATCACTATCGACCAAGTTCCTTACTTTCCTACCAAACCCCACTGCTAACTCCGCAGTGTGGCTGGTCTGAATTACCTTTTTGCTTGGATATTTACCCAGAAACCAAGCCGGTAACAAATAAGAAGCAAACTCGGACTTAGTATGGCGAGGAGGCATATTAATAATAAGCCGCTTACATTCACCACGAGCCACACGCTCAAATGCTTCAGCCATCCTAGTATGATGTCTTCCTGATATAAATGTAGGCCACACCTTCTGGGTGAACTTGATAAACTTCTCTTGGGATAGCTCCCGATCTTTTAACTTCTCTAGATGAATTAACTGCTTCTCAAGCACGCGCATATCCGTCTCAGACATTTTGGGCAATGCCCGCTCAATGTCCCTTAATGAAACTTCAGCGACTTCACTCATCGTTGTCCTCTGTTATGATTTCTTCAGTACTTCCTGCCGGTTCAAATGCACCTAAGTGCGTATCCAGATCGTCTAGAGGGGTTATGTCAATTATTTCATCTGGCGAATTAAGCAAGCGCTTGATTCTTTCTTTGATTGAATTTTCAAGAGATTCTGAAGAACGGTGATTGATTGTGATCTCACTGCGATTTGTAAATAAGCCTACGTCAGAATGTTTGCCGAGCAGTTCAAGAGCTTTGATTTCTAACTTAGGATCGCCACAATCAGCTAGTTCTATTAAGCGATTGGTAATAAAGTTTCTAGCTTGCTGAGCATCTTCAAACGCTTGGTAGTCGTGACGACGCAAAATAACTTGCGCTGCTTTTGCCTGTGCAGTGCTGCTGAAATGTCTGGGTGTATTGGTTGCTTGAGTGACTAGCTTGACCGCTTCTTTACTATCATCAGCAGAGTAATCTATACCTGCACCTAGCTGTTCAAGAAGATCTACTGTATTGATAGCGACGCTTACGCTATCTGCCTGCGTTTTTGGTTCGTCATCAGATAGGTCGTAAGGAATTGGATGATCCCTAGTAGGTTCTATATTTAGCATTCGTGCACCAAAGTTAATTGGGAATGTGCGAACTATAGCACACATATATAAATACACGCAAGTTGTTGGCGCTCCCATGAAGCAGGGTCAGGTGAACAACACTCTTTAATATCTTTACACCCACGGAGCTAAGCCGTTTCGCCAACAGATAAATCCTACCAAAAATATATACCCCCCGGGGGGTCGAATAAATAAAAAGTGACGGGGGGTGTTTTTATATCTAGGGGGGTGGAGTGCTTGCGGATATTAACGAAGGGGGTAGGGGGGGGGCATTTTTTAAAATGAAGTATCTAATGAGCGGCACAGTGTGTAGTGCGTTTGGGAGTCCCTTCTCCCTGTCTTGGGTGGGTGGGTATCCGTACCCTAACAATGTTAGCCTTTTTTGACCCGTATCCTCTATGAAATTATTTTATACTATTTACTTGCATTCTGTGGGACATTGTACTATTATTCAATCATACAAGGCGAGGGGCTTTGTATATAACTTAACTTTAATAGGGGTCTATATGACAACAATCACTGAAAACACAATGCCTACAATCGACGAGCTTATTGCTAACGTAGCGGATACAGTTAAAAGAGAGTATGGTGCAACTAAAGAGCTAGCGGTTCGTCTTTGCTCTGAGCTTAAATCCTTTACGTCTTATGATGCCCGAATGGTTGCTAGTGAAACCGCATGGTATGACATCGAGCATAGCGATACTAGGGAAGGCGCAAAGCCTACACTTGAAATAGCACAGAAGTTCAGAGACGCATTACGCAAAGCTGGACACAAAAACCCTAGCGTTATGTGGACACGGGTTAGAAACGAAGGTCGCAACCACGTAAAAGCGTTAGCGATTGAAAAGGGCGAGATATCAGAGGGCGAGGGCGAGTCCAATGGTGCAAATGCTAAGAGAGGTCTAAACCTCCGATTGATTGAAGAGCTCTCAAAATTGTACAAAGCATGTAAGAAAGATGAGCACGTACTAACGAATGAGCAAAAGCAAGCCCACACGTTTATCACTAGCGCTCTGAATGCTTTGAAGGTTGACCCTTCTATGATTAAGTAAGGGTGAGGGTTAGGTTAGGGGAAACCCTAGCCTAACAATGTTAGGGTTATGTAAGTAGTCCTAACATTGTTAGTCCAAATAAATGAAGGGGAAAATTATGCGTAACAGAGTAAACATCATGGAGAGAGTAGCTCAGGACAAAATGATCCAAGCGTTACTTGATGAGATTAGATTTAGTGTAGGAAAATCCGAAGGGTTGCAAGGTAATACTAGGACAAACCCTCATCGTGCAAGGGTTGCAAAGTTCTTCAAGGACAATGGTTTACCTTACTCTTATGTCACATCTTTTTGGATTGCGTTTGCCCATGATCTTTATTTTGATCGGTGCTTGCACAATCGTGCACAATCCGAAGGTGTTTCTAATTACGTACGTAGTGTTAATGTTTAATTTTAAAAGCGAAAAATAGACCTAACAATGTTAGCCCGAGCCCGCCTAGTGCGGGCTTTTTTGCGTCCGCTTACAATTACTAGCGTATCCATTATGTAGTGTATATAAACACAGTATTCAATTATGCCAGTTCCTTGCCTTGGCTATGGCTAATGTTATGCCTAATGTTACGAAAAAAGCACTGTTGTTATTTACAGCTCGCTCGTAAGTTGTTGATTTATAAGTAATGTTACATGTTACGTTTTTTTACCAAATTGAGTGTAGCCAAAGCAAAGTGAAAGCGCAAGCAAGTCAGCAAGTGCAATTTGTCCCACAACCCCTCTTTAGATATCATATAAAAAAAACTATAACTTTGTAACTTTCATAACACACTCTTTTTTTTTATTGCAAATCAAGCACTTACAAACGTTATGCACAGATTGTCCACATTTTCAAAATCGTAACATACATTACATTGTGCCACAAACATGGCGCAACGACACTTCCTATGTAGTTCTAGAGTTCTTAGTAATACTTTAGCTTGTGTATAACTTTAAAGTCGCTCTAGTCCCCCCTCAGACCAAAGCTATGACCAAAGACTTGACATTTGTATAACTTAGTGGTACAATATAGGCTGAAGCAAAGGAAATTCTTTTCTTGCTCAAATCAACCCCCTAACATTGTTAGGACTAACTACAAAGGACTTTTATGGACTGGAAAGAATGCTTAGACTGCGGAGATGAGATCCACATCGAACGATGGGCACTTGGATACAAGCGATGCCTATTCTGTGGTGAAGACCAAGCGATAGCAGAGCGTGCATCATGGTGCGTAATCCAAGAGTACACAAAAGGCAATTATATGTTTGTTACCTCTACGTCAGCACCCGCAACACTTAGACAGACTAATCCCAAGGAGAACCGAGCATGACTGAAGGCGATTACATCATGGCAATCGAGCTTATCAAGGAAGCCGAGAGCAACATCGTGCAGGGTAACTATGACTTTGCTCATATCAACATATTGGAAGCCCTAACATTGTTAGGGGAAATCGAGGCACAAAATGAAATTTGAAACTGTATCGAGGATTGTTTTCCTCATTGCACTTATTGTGCTAACCCTAGACTTTTTACTGTGGAGACCTAACTAATGAACAAATACTATGTGACTGGGTTTAGCCCGAGGTTTGGCATGTGGGTTGCAGAAACCTACGAATGCCGAAGCATGACGAAAGCAAAAGAAAGGTTTGCTTTGCAATACCCCACGCTTAAAACCGTGAAGGCTTATGTCCTCCGTCAGGACTAAAGACTTGACATTGGTTATTATTGTGTGGTACAATGTTATATAAGATCAAAAATCTGAATGAGCGAAGCGAATTGTGTCAGTAACCCCTAACATTGTTAGGCATATCAACGTAGAAAGAAGGAACTAAAAATGTCAGAAGTAACGTTTGGAAAATCAATTACCTTGAAGCAAGCATCTAAGCTAATTCAAGCAAACCCCGAGACCCGTTTTCTCCTTGAAGGTGAACCAGGGATAGGGAAGTCATCTCTATTGGAGAGTATAGCTAAGGACATGGGCTACGAGCATGCCTACATCGATGTGCCGAACATGGACTTAGGTGATATTGCGATGCCTGTGATCGACCACGAGTCCAAGACTACCAAGTATTATCCTAATGCTAGGTTCAAGATCCACGCGGGCAAACCACTGGTGATTATGCTCGACGAGTTCACCAAGGGTGCAGACCCTGTAAAGAATATGCTACACCCCATGCTAGAGAAAGCTAATCCTAGACTGGGCGATATCCCGATCACCAAAAATACAATTGTGTTTTTGACGGGTAACCTCACGACCGACGGGGTTGGAGATAGCTTGAAAGCACATAGTCGTAATCGCTTAGTGCCCGTACGTATACGTAAGCCCGATGCCGAGGAGTGGATCGAGTGGGCGATCAACAAAGGTCTAGAGCCCGAGGTGATTGCATGGGTGAATAGGTTTCCGCAAGTATTGGCAAGTTATCTTGATGGCGGGCAAGGAGACAACCCCTACATCTACACACCCAAAAGCAATCAGAAGGCGTTCGTATCCCCAAGATCCTTGGAGACTGCCTCTAACATTGTTAGGTCTAGAAAGCATCTTGACCCTGATACTGTGATTGCATCCTTGACGGGTGCTATTGGTGAATCGGGTGCTAGGGATATGCAAGCATACATAGAGTTCTCAGATCAGCTACCGACATGGGAAGCGACCATTGCTAACCCTAAGACTACGAGCATACCGACATCGGCGGGGGCATGTGCCATCGTAGTATTCGGTGCGATAGCACGTATGACGAAGGAGACGATTACTCCATTCATGGAGTATTTGGAGAGGTTCGATGCCGAGTGGCAAGCAGTCTTTGCGATCAACATTGCAAAGACACCGAGCAAGCAGAGTATAGCGTTCAGTTGCAAAGCATTCAGCGACTGGGTTGCTAAGAATCAAGACTTACTGTAATACAAGGAGCTAACAATGTTAGAGGAAAGAAAAGTTCAAAAGGCTAAGATCAGCTTGATGCGTTCACCGAAGTTCGCATTGCTCTCTGGCATCCTAATGGTTGGGCGTACGTCAGTAGACGATAACACACCGACTGCATGTACCAATGGACGAGACGAGAAGTACGGGCGTGCATTCGTCAAAGAGCTAAGTGACAAGGAGCTTGCGTTTGTAGTTGCACATGAAGCGTCTCACAAAATGTACCGTCACTTGACTACATATAAGAAGATACATGATGAGAATCATTCGTTGGCAAACCAAGCATGTGACTACGTTATCAACATCATGCTCAGAGATTGTGATCCCGATTGCTCAGTCATTCAGATGCCTACGTACAAGTCAGGGCTGAAGAAAGGCGAGGTGATGGGCTTGATCGACGAGAGGTTCAGAGGTATGAATTCCAAGCAAGTGTTCGACATACTGAAGGAGGAGGACGATGGATCGGGCGGAGAAGGAGGTAAAGGGTTCGATGAGCATGACTGGGACGAAGCGACCAAGGGCATGTCCGATGATGAGAAGCGTGATCTTGCTAGGGATATTGACCAAGCCATAAGGCAAGGGTTGATGGCTCAACAAAAGATTGCGGGTAAGGGCAAAGGCGGTGGAGACCGAGAGCTTGAAGAGTTGCTTGCACCCAAAGTGGACTGGCGTGAGGTGTTGCGTGACTTTGTCAAAACTACATGCAATGCCAAGGATACCTCATCATGGCGTAAGGTGAATCGTAGGTTCTTATCCACAGGCGTGTATATGCCTAGCATGATAGGTGAAAGGGTTGGGCACATCGTGATTGCCATCGATGCGTCAGGGTCAATCGGAGGGAAAGAGTTGGCTGAGTTCTTATCCGAGGTCAAAGGTGTAGCAGAGGAAGTGCATCCCGAGAAGATTGACTTAATCTATTGGGGTTCAGCGGTTGTGGCTCACGAAGAATACGAAGGGTCTGAAGTAGCAGGAATAACTGATTCCACTAAACCGAAAGACGGAGGGGGGACTGAACCATCAGTAGTCTCTACATATCTGAAGGAGAAGGACATCAAGCCCGAGTGCATCATTGTGCTTACCGACGGATACGTAGGCGGTGACTGGGGCAACGACTGGACTGCACCTATTCTGTGGGTAATCGTAGGAGGTAATGATGCAGTTTCACCGAACGGCAAGACTATTCATATCAAAGATTAACATTAACTTAAGTAAACAGAAGGGGAACAATATGATGATAGTAACTTTTGGGTACACCGACTATGTTGTACCGACCAAGGATGCCCTAACAATGTTAGAGATACTAGGGAATTCGGAGAGATATGAGGAGCGCTACATATCCAAAGACGATAAGGGTAACACATTGGGTGAAGCCTATCACACATACCACGTGTATGCGAACGATAGCACAGTCAGTGCTAAGACAATCAGTGATGAGAAGTACAGGCTAGCCAAGCTAGCGGGTAAACCAGTCAAACCATAAGGAGAAATTATGAAAGTAACAGGGGTTTTATATTTGTATCGAGATGAGTTCAGTCTGAGAGCGTGGGAGGGTATGTGTGAGGCACACAACCTACCAACCAATGTGCAAGTAATCAGGGTAGTCTACAACGAAATATCAGGAGAAACAAAATGAGTATCAGTTCATCAGCAGTTTTAGTAGAGTTGAATATCAGCGTATGGCCTGCGAGTAAGGTTGATCGAGAAACGACCGACGCAGTGAATACTAACGCATCAGCAGTGCGTGATGCCAGCCAAACCAAGAAGAATCTTTTTGCGGGTACGAGTATGCGTAAAGATATTGACAAGTTCGCCGCCCGAATTCGTCTGTATCACAATCAACATACATTGCCTTGGGCAGACAAGGGTCAGAGACTTCTACCTACTAAGCTATTCATGGAGTACAAGCAGACGATGGATGCGCATGAGCATACATTCAACATGATGTGCAGTAACTTCTTCGTCATGTATCCACAATTGGTACAGGATGCTAGTCTGAGTCTAGGCACAATGTACAAGGCAAGCGACTATCCTGAGTTGGAGGACGTTAAGGGTAAGTTCGGATTCAGAAGATCAGTTGACCCTATCCCCGAGAGTGGTGACTTTAGATTAGACGTTAGTAATTCAGACCTTGAGGACATCAAAACACAGTACGAGTCCAAGTTCAGCGAGAGACTTGCCGATGCGATGAAAGCACCTTGGGAGCGTTTGCATACTACGCTAACTGCAATGTCTGAGAAGCTAACCGACAACGGAGATGATGAGAAGAAGCGTTATCACGACAGTCTACTAACGAATGCGCAAGACTTGTGTGGGCTGTTGACCAAGCTCAATGTGACCAACGATCCGAAGCTAGAAGAAGCTAGGCAAGACCTTGAGCGTGCGTTAGTAGGTAAAGACATCGAGGATATCAAACAGATGGCGGTCGTACGTGAGAACCTCAAGCAGAAGGTTGATGCGATCATTGGCAAGTTCGATTGGTAGGAGGTTAGTATGGGTTACAGAAGCGAAGTGACGGCAGTGTTTTATTGCCACAAACCTGAAGACTATCCAACTATGAAGCTATTCATAGACGAGAACATTAAAAGCCAATGGGTAAAAGAATCTTTTAAAGAGGATGAGAAAACGAACGGCGACAAATACATTTTGTTTCAAGCCGATGATGTGAAATGGTACGACACTTATGAAGACGTTATTGAGTTCAATGAAATGATCGAGCAGTTCAAAGAGTTGGCTGATAAGGATGGTAGCGAGCTGACATGGGCTTATGAGTTCGTGCGTATAGGAGAGGAGTTGAACGACATTGAGGCTAATGAATCTGATGGTGCTGACAATGTACTAAATATCAGTCGAGTAGTAGACATCAACATTTAAACTGGAGATAACAAATGAAAGCATGGACTAAATATCCAAACACAATCGAGAGCGACAAGCTAGAGAAAGTTCCGCATATTGTGGAAGATAAACACGGCAATCAAATAGAGGTTCTGGCATCAGATCCTTTGAATGCTATCGTATTGGTAACTGCAACTATTATTGAGGTATTAAAATGAACCCAATGTTATTGAGCAATGTAACTGTAAAGAAGATGCAAGGGACAGATAAAAACTTGTATCACATTCCTAAACCATTGGAGGAGGTTGTGTATGCGTTAGCTACCACTAACCCTGCATGGCAGCTAATCGGTGAATCTATGGGTCACGATACATACAGAATGGATAGGTTTCACGTTCATGTGGATGAGCAAAGAGTTGGTGGTCTCAAGCATGACTATTCTAATAGATCGGGTAAGTATGCGGTATTGGTACAGGCCGAGTCGATAGGTAGTCGCAAGGATCACATTGTCACTAGCGATCCTAAGAAAGCCATAAGAGAAGCGCAGAAACACTTTGTGCCTAAGTCTATAGCCAAGATCATGGCTGAGCATGTGGATAAAGCAAAACGTGTAGTGGAGAGCCAACGATACAGGAAAGCAGAAAGAGCAAATGAGTATATGCGCAATCTTAGATCTGACATAAACAGGTTTGCCCTCTCTGTACACAGAGAAACATTCAATGCGTATATTGAAGGCGTAGGAAAACGTGTAGACTTAGATTCGTATGAGGAAATACGTAATCAAACTAAAGTACTAGAAACTATTGGCAAGAAGATAAATAACAATGGTGTGTATATTGCCATACATAAGGGTGGATACCTAGTAAAAGCTCTTGACAATGTCCAACATTACATGGATACTACGCTACCCGAAGAGTATCGGGCTAAGCTAGGTATGCTCAAACTTGTAGAGATAGAGCAATGTATCGAGGACATAGGTTGCCGAGTAACTGAAGATGTATATGTAATCACAATGTAGACCTAACAATGTTAGGGCACGAAAGGTTAACTATGAATATTATTATGTTAAAACGAGCAAGAATATTATGGTCAGTTGATTACTTACCTTACCATGAGAACCGAGCCAACATCCGCAAGTGGGTGAAGGCGGTTCGTCAAGTGAGGGATAGTGGGAACTGGCTTTTGTCAAAGAACATCGAGCGTAAAACTGAGGAGGTCACATGAACGCAGGAGTAATACACAAAGGAGAGAAGATGCACGCAACGTTATCGTTTGCATACCCTGATGACGAGCAGAAACTTAAGGATGCTTTAGCAGGTGAAAAGTATAGGGCGGCGCTTGAGGACATTCAAAAACGAATTGCAGAAATGTATGAAGATGATGATAACCCCGAGTTTGTAGTTATAGCAATTAAAACAATCGTGGAGTTTGCATTCAAGGAGGAGTTATGACTGATTCGTTCTATAACATCGTATCTTGGGTAATGATTCTGTTTGGTTTAGTAGGAGCAATGGCTATGTTGATCGTAGTCTTTTGGTTAATTTTTGAGGAGTTGAATAAATGATTGAATTTACACTTACGGAGATATTCCTATTGGCATGGGCGGGACTGGCTACAGGCATGGCAGTGCACTACCGACAGGAGGATAGAAACCATAGAAGTTTTGTAGCTACGTTAATTGAGCACAAGGGCTTAAGAGCGGAGTTTTTTGACAAGGTAGATACACATACTGAGGAACACGCATAATGACACTAGAAGAATTTGCGAAAACAAAATTAAGCGTTCGGGGGATGAATGTAGTCATGTCAATCAGCAAAGAGGGGATTTGGTTTACAAAAGACAAAATATCATTCCGAATGAAACCTATGCACGATGCCAACATTTTTGATGTGTTTAAACATTTAAGTAAAGAAAGTTTAGCATGGCAAGTACCCAATTGTGGTAGGGTGACCGCAAAGGAAATTGCAACGGCTTTAGAAGAAGAAGGATTTTTAAATTGGAGGTATGCAAATGAAAAAGTATGACGGATTTGACGAAGCGATTCTAGGCCCAGCGTCGATATGGCGTAGCAATTCTATGGTAGGTGTATTGGTTTACGATGCCGAGATTATGCGAAAGATATTGATGAACCGAGATGGTATGAGTGCGGAAGAAGCACGTGAGTTCATTGAATACAACATTGAAGGCGCTTACATTGGAGAGGATACACCTGTCTTAGTATGGCCTGATGATATTTACTGGGAGGACGAAGATGATATTTGATAACATTGAGAGCCTTAAATGGGGAACAGAAAGAAAGAAATCGGGACGGGGTCTTGGTAAGAAACCCGCTCTGGTGCATGTTAGCTTGCGTATACCAAAAAATGTGTTGGACTATTTTGACCGACATTATCCTTATACAAAGCAAACTAAGATGAGAGAAATTCTTACCGATTTTATAAACAAGGAACTAAGCAATGAAGAAAGTAAATAAAGCGCAACAGATACGTGAGTATTTAAAAGCAAAACCTGAAGCAACTACGGCAGAAATAGCCAAGAAGTTTAAGGTAGCATCTACTTATGTCTACGCAGTTAAACACAAGATGAAACACGCAGCGATTGAGAAAAGTATAAATACACACATGGATAACATCAATGCCATGAACAGAGACCTTGCGTATAAAGCGGGCTTGGGTAGACCCAAGTTAAGGATGCAATCAACCGAAAATAGAGAATGGCAACCGCCTGAAATGATACCTATGCCCGATCCAGTCAATCACCCTCCACATTACAAGACAGGTGGAATTGAAACTATTGACTTCATTGAAGCCAAGGAGTTGGGGTATCACCTAGGTAATGTCATCAAGTACGTCAGTAGGGCTAAACACAAGGGCAACGAACTAGAAGACCTTAAGAAAGCACAATGGTATTTAGAGCGTGCCATTATGAAACTTCATATCTAATTCTAACTGCGAGTGTGCATAAAGATATGGATGACCTAGCCTTGCAGATGTGACGGTGTCTGTACTACCCGCTAGTCTCGCAGTGGAAGAAGTTTGCTAGCTGGTAGACCTCTAACATGACGGGGGGCATGTAATCTGCTTAACCCCCCGACCCCTAACAATGTTAGGGTAAATATTTTATTTATTACTATTGACAAAGTCTAATGTACCACTATACTATGGTACATGGCACAAACCCCCGAATCAAAAGTTAAAAAACAAATCAAGGCTATCCTTGATAAGCATGGTGTGTATTACGCTATGCCGATTGGATCAGGTTTTGGTAACGCTGGCGTGCCTGACTTCCTATGTTGCGTGCATGGTAAATTTTTAGCAATCGAAGCCAAAGCGGGTAAAGGCACAACCACTGCACTACAAGATAAACACCTGAGAGAGATCAGGGATGCGAGAGGGATTGCGTTAGTCATTAACGAGACTAATCTAGATGAGATTGAAACACACATTAAACCTGCAAGGAACTTAACATGAGTGATATATCAGGTGCAGTACAAGCACTGTGCAACAGAATGAAAGAAGCCCCCGAAGAATTCTTTGACCCAAAAGAAAAAGACAGGTGGGCTTTTATATACAAAGAAACATTTAGAGACGTACTCACAGAACCTGAGAAGGCCGCCATTCACACTGCACTTAGGGACGTACGTAGAAAAGAGTTTGAGGCTCGGATCCTCAAAGAAATATTAAAGGTAGACGAAGAGGAGCAAGTGCACACAGGCCCTGCCAGTGTAAAAAGTGGGTTTCGTAAAGCGCAAATTCAAGCCAAGGGGCAACCAGTGAGCTACGAAGCATGAGCATCGTCACAATTGATTTTGAAACCTATTACTCCAAAGAGTTTAGCCTTACTAAGCTAACCACAGAAGAGTATGTACGCAGTGACCAGTTTGAGGTGATCGGTGTATCAGCACAGGTGGATGACAAAGAACCTGAGTGGTTTACTGGGACAATGGAAGAGACCCAAGTCTTTTTGTATTCATTAAACCTAGAGAAACATGCGGTACTTGCACACAATACTGCGTTTGACGGAGCAATCCTTACTTGGCTATTTGGTATTAAGCCAAAGCATTGGTTGGATACGCTGAGCATGGCACGGGCTATTCATGGTACTGAGGTAGGTGGTAGCTTGGCTAAGCTGGCTACTTACTACGACGTAGGTGCGAAGGGCGAAGAGGTGGTGAATGCGCTTGGGTTACGCCGACGGGATTTCCCTGCTGACCAGTTAATTCGGTACGGCGAGTATTGCAAGAATGATACTGCGCTTACGTATAAGATTTTCAAGTTGATGATGGCGGGCTTTCCATTGGTTGAGCTTAAACTAATTGACATTACCTTGCGTATGTTCACCGAGCCAGTATTGAAGTTGGATCAACGAGTATTGCACGATCATTTGCTTATTACCCGACAACGTAAAGAAGAGTTACTGCAAAACTTTGACAAAGATACTTTGATGAGTAACCCCAAGTTCGCTGAGTTGCTTAAGATGGTTGGGGTCGAACCCCCCATGAAGACGAGCTTAGCCACAGGCAAGCAGACGTTTGCGTTTGCCAAAAACGATGAAGCATTTAAGGAGTTGCTTAACCATGAAAACTTAGAAGTGCAAAGTTTAGTGGCAGCCAGATTAGGCACTAAGTCTACGTTAGAAGAAACAAGAACCGCTCGCTTCCTTGGAATGTCCCAACGAGGGTTTATGCCAGTTCCCTTACGCTACTATGCGGCACATACGGGACGGTGGGGTGGCGATGACAAAGTTAATTTGCAAAACCTCCCTAGGAATTCCCCAATCAAGAAGGCGGTCGTAGCCCCCGAAGGGTTTGTATTAATCGATTCTGATTCTTCACAGATTGAAGCACGTACGTTAGCATGGCTATCGGAACAAAATGATTTAACGGAGGCATTTGAAAATGGAGAGGACGTATACAAAATCATGGCATCTGCTATCTACCACAAGAGCATCAAAGAGATTAGTGGAGAAGAAAGGTTTGTTGGCAAGACGACAATCCTTGGTGCGGGTTACGGCATGGGATCGACAAAATTTAGCACGCAACTTAAGAATTTTGGCACGACTATTGGGGGGGAGGAGTCAAAGCGCATTATCGATACGTATCGCCAAACGTACCCTAAAATTACGAATCTTTGGCAAGAAGGCGCTGATACCCTAAAAGCTATTATGATGGATCAAACATGCAAACTTGGCCGAAAGGGTGTGCTTGTGGTTGAGGGCAAAAAAGGAATTCGTTTGCCCAATGGTCTATATCTACGCTACCCTAACTTGAGGATGGTTACCAACGGCGATAAGTCTGAGATTGTTTACGACAACAAGAAAGGCAAAGTGGCTACACCTACGAGGATATATGGCGGGAAGGTCATAGAAAATGTGTGTCAAGCCTTGGCTAGAATTGTCATTGGTGAGCAAATGCTAATGATTGCTAAAAAGTACAAAGTGGCTATGACGGTACATGATGCTGTTATGTGCGTAGTACCAGAGCATGAAGCCAGCACTGGCAAAGAATACGTTGAATTGTGTATGCGTATGCGTCCTACGTGGGCACAACAGTTACCGCTTAATTGCGAGTCAGGGACGGGCTTTTCTTATGGAGAGTGCTGATGCGGATACTGTGGAAGTACGTTAGCAAAACAAGTAAAGAGATTTACTTTTCGTGGGAGCGGTGGGATGACCATCGTGGGTACTGGGAATTTAGAATACCGAAGGAAGAAGAATGAACAAAGATGAAATCATAGAGCAGATACAAACAAACACATGGTGGCCTTTTGATCGTGTTGACCCAAAGATACTGCAAGAGGTCATGCGTAAGGACAAGCAAGAGCAATTGAATAATGTTGAGGAGGCGTTATTATGAGCTTAGTATGGTCGTTTAGTAGTCTTAAGACTTTTCAACAGTGCCCCAAAAAGTACTATCACTTAAAGGTAGCACAAGATATACAAGACAAAGGTAACGAAGCGGCAACTTATGGTAAGGATGCTCACTTAGTTGCAGAGGAATACATTCGTGATGGCATAGACATACCTCCTAAGTTTGAGTACCTCAGATCATCGCTTAACATTTTGAATGCTATTGAAGGAGAGAAGTTGTGCGAAGTAAAACTTGGTTTGACGAAGACCTTAGAGTCGTGCGATTTCGATGCTCCGAATGTATGGTGGCATGGGGTAGCCGATTTGGTGATTATCAACAGGAAGACGGGGATTACATATTCTGTGGATTACAAAACGAACAAGAATGCGAGATATGCGGACGTAACGCAACTGGATCTTGTCGCTTGTGGGCTATTCGCCAAGTTTCCGGAGATTCAGATGGTGAAGTCAGCCTTGCTGTTTGTGATTTCGAAGGAGTTCATCAAAGCAGAACACCTAGCAAGTACAAAAGAAAAGTACATAAAAAAGGTACTGCCTCACCTAGAAAGACTAGAGGGGGCATTTAATAGTGGGATATGGAACCCCAAGCAAGGTGCGTTGTGCGGATGGTGTCCCGTCACACATTGCGAACACTATGTAGATAGGAGTAGAAAATGACCGAAGAAGAGCAACAACAAGCGGCAGTTTATTTAAAATTACAGGACGACGCAAAAAAGTTAATTAAACAAACTATTTTTAATGCGCTGACAAGTAATAATGAGGATGGTGATCCACTTGATGACATTTTCCATTCTTTAATTATTGAAATAATTGAAAGCGCTATTATCAGTGATCCAGTATCGATGGACAAATCTAACCCATGCGTTAGATTACAACAAGCAATTCTTAAACTAGTACACCCATACAGGAGTTAGTATGCCATACGTAAATAAACCTAGACCCTACAAAAAAGAATATCAGCAACAAGTGGAGCGTGGTGAATTGCCCGCCCGCATGGATCGCCAACGTGCTCGCAATGAGATGGACAAGAAAGGTGTTGACCGCACAGGTAAAGACATCGACCACACCGTCCCCCTTTCTAAAGGCGGTACAAATGCTCCGTCTAACTTGAAGCTGAAGGCCCCCAGTGCTAACAGATCTTTCAGTAGGAACAGCGACCACACAGTCAAAGTGAACAAGTCTAAGAAAAAATGAGTCTTGATACATATACGTGGCCTAGGCCACATGGCTATACGCCGTTCGACCATCAGATTCAAACTGCTGATTTTTTAATTAGGAATAGAAAAGCCTTTTGTTTTAACGAACAAGGCACAGGCAAGACTGCATCTGTGATATGGGCAACCGACTACCTAATGACCAAGGGAGTTATCAAGCGAGTGCTCATTGTTTGCCCGCTCTCAGTTATGAAAGCCGCATGGCAAGAAGATCTGTTTAAATTTGCTTTGCACCGCAGAGTGGACGTTGCTTACGGCAGTAGAGAAAAGCGCAAAAAGGTTATGGATGGGAATGCTGAGTTTGTCATCATTAATTTTGATGGCGTAGAGATTGTTAAGAACGCCATCATTGCGGGTGAGTTTGATTTGATTGTGATTGATGAAGCATCGGCTTATAAGAATGCACAGACTAACCGTTGGAAAACTATGCGGGATATTAATAAACATGTGCATAACTTGTGGATGTTGACTGGAACGCCTGCCGCCCAAAGCCCTGCGGATGCTTACGGATTGGCAAAGCTTGTTAATCCAACAGGTGTACCTCAGTTCTTTTCCCATTTTAAAGATTTAGTAATGCTCAAGGTCAGTGATTTTCGTTGGGTTCCAAAAGCCGATGCAGATCAGGTAGTACACAAAGCACTGCAACCAGCCATTCGATTTGAGAAAGCTCAGTGTTTAGACCTACCACCTCTTACGTATACTGATCGAGATGCACCGCTTACACCGCAGCAAAATATGTATTACAAGAAACTTAAGAGCCAAATGCTTATTGAAGCAGCGGGCGAAGAAGTTAGCGCAGTCAACGCCGCATCTAAGTTGACTAAACTACTACAGATTTCTTGCGGGTCTGTGTACACCGACAAAGGTGAGGTTGTGGACTTTGACGCATCAACCCGACTCAAGGTAGTTAAAGAAGTGATCGACGAGTCAAGCCATAAAGTTTTGATCTTTGTACCTTTTACGCATACTATAGATTTGCTAACTAAATACTTAGACAAGCAAGGAATTACAAACGATATTATTAATGGTAACGTTGGCGCTAATCGCCGTGCAGAGATTGTCAAAGAGTTTCAAAACAATGTTGAGCCTAAAGTTTTAGTCATCCAACCGCAAGCCGCTTCACACGGACTAACCCTAACTGCGGCTAACACAATTATTTGGTATGCTCCGTGCACAAGTGTTGAAACCTATTTGCAAGCAAACGCAAGGATCGATAGGCCCGGGCAGAACAATCCCATGACTGTCGTACACATAAGAGGTAGCGCAGTTGAAAAACGCTTATACGAAATGCTTCGTGGTAACATCACAAACCATGAAAAAATAATTGAGCTTTATAAGCAAGAAATATTGGATGAAGACTTGACAATGTCTAATCCTGAGATATAATACACCCACAACAACGAAAGGAACTACATTATGGACTTAGCAGTTCAGGAAGAAAAACCCCCATTGGATGTCAATCAACTTACTAGCGTCTACATAAAGATGCGAGATAAGCGATCCCAAGTCAAACAAGAATGGGAAGCACAAGACAATGCAATCAAAGCAGAAATGGAATTGATCGAGGAGAAACTCCTTGACCTTTGCAAAGAGCTTAATACCAACACGTTAGGCACAGATCATGGCACTGTTATTCGTTCGGTTAAATCACGGTATTGGACGAATGACTGGGATTCGATGTATCAGTTCATCAAAGAACACGATGCGTTCGGCTTGCTTGAAAAACGAATTCAACAAACACATATGAAGGAGTTTATTCAAGAGAATCCTGATGTTTACCCCGCAGGGATGAATGTCGAGAATCAATTTACCGTGTTAGTTAGACGTAAAAAGGAAATGTAAAAATGAGCAATTTAGTGTTATCAGATCAAGCGTTACCTGACTTTCTGCAAACAGCGGGAGTTAGTGCTTTAACCAAAAACTTAGCTGGAAAAACTGGAGCTAAACGTATCGTGCCAAAAAACGGAATTTTCCGTAAGATGGTCGGTACTGAAGAGATGGGTAAAATTAAGGGCAACCTTAACATTATTATTGTTAACGCTTCACCAAAAGTCGGAAGAATTTTCTATGCACAATCATGGTCTCCCGATGCGGAGCCAACTGCACCTGACTGTTTTTCTAATGATGGTCAGACACCTGATAAAGGTGCTAACAAACCTCAAGCTGATCGTTGCGATGCGTGCCCTAATAATATCAAGGGTTCGGGTCAAGGCACATCAAAAGCTTGTCGTTACTCCCGTCGTATTGCGGTTACGTTAGAAGAGGATTTTGGCACTGGACTGCAAGGTGAAGTGTACCAAATGAATTTGGCATCCAAGTCTTTGTTTGGTGATAATGTTGGAGACAATAATTTCACATTCGAGAACTACGCCAAGTACCTTTCCAACAATGGTAAGAGCATTGATTACGTTGTGACCACAATGAGTTTCAATGAAGACAATGACAACCAGTCTATTTTGTTTAGTCCTGCTCGCTTTATTAACAAAGAAGAGTTTGCAGTTACTAGCAAATTGGCAGTGTTGCCTGAAGTTCAAAAGTTGGTGGTAATGACACCGTATCAAGCCGACATGTCTGGTCGTCCTAAGTTAGAAAACATTCGCTCAATGGGTGAACTGACTAAGGAAGAGGACGCCCCTGTGTACGCGCCTATCGCAGCAAAAGCTGAAGTAGTGGCAGAACCTGTTAAGCGTCCAAAGGCTGAAGCACCCGCAGTAGCATCTAAGAAGGAATTAGATGACGTACTGAAAGCATGGAGCGAGGAAGACTAATATGAGCTATGGATACAGTCAACGTTTGGTCGAAGCCAATAAAGAAGCAGATACTACTTCGTTGGGTGTAGCTTTAGGCAGATATTGCATCGAACGAAGTATTCCAGTGAACGATGTTTTTAAGTACTTAGGTGTAAGCAGGGCAACTGTTTACAATTGGTTTTGGGGGAGTAGCATTCCTTCTCGGGAGCATAGTGAGCTGATTACTTCGTTCATGCGTCAGCATAAAAAGCGAAAGTAAAAAATGTTTGATCTACTAGATGCTGTTTTACCGGCAGAGGGTAGGTACTGCGTCTTTGGCTTGGGCAAGTTTCCAAACCAAAGATTCTGTGATACAAGAGCGGAAGTTGAGACAATTGCTCAAGAGTTCGTAGCAAATAAAGTTAATGCGTTCTATGGCTGTGCTAAATACGGTAATGAAAATAACCGTACACATTCAAACGCAAAGTATTTTAGGGCACTATGGATTGACATTGATTGTGGAGAAGCAAAAGCGGCGGAAGGCAAAGGGTATGCTACGCAAGCTGAAGGTGTTCAAGCTTTTAAGAAGTTTTATAAGTCTGTTAACCTCCCTACTCCAATAGTTGTTAATTCAGGCTATGGCATTCATGCCTACTGGTTACTCGAAGAAACAATCGAGCGAAGAGAGTGGGAGCCTTTGGCCGAGCGCTTAGAAGAGCTATGTAAAGAGAATGAGCTGATCGTTGACCCTGCTGTTTTTGAAGCATCCCGAGTACTTAGAATCCCCGGAACTTTTAACTTCAAAGGAACCACACCCGCTGAAGTAAAAATAATTAACGAATCATCCGAGCGTATTGCATACGCAGATATGAAGGCGCTACTCGGTGCACCCGAGCCTAAAGAAGTTGTGCCTGATTTCATCCCAAGGACAATGAGCCCTTTGATGACCTCAGTAATGTCGAACCGAGTGAGACGGTTCAAGACGATTATGATGAAGTCGGTAAAAGGTGAAGGTTGTGCACAACTACTGCATTGCTTTCAAAACCAAGACACCATCGAATATAACTTGTGGCGCAGCGCATTATCGATTGCGGCTTTTTGCGTAGATAGAGACTCAGCTATCCATAAGATGTCTGAGAAGTACCCCGACTACGATAAGCGGGAAACTGAGCGCAAGGCTGACAATTTGGTTAAGACAGGAGCCCCGCACCATTGCTTAACGTTTGAGAAAAATAACGTTGGGTATTGTGATGGTTGTATGCACAAAGGCAAGATCAAATCTCCGATTGTGTTAGGCGATGAGATTGCTGAAGCTGATGACGAAGACAACACAGTTGAGGTGACGATAGAAGAGGGCGTGGTGGAGACTCACCATATCCCTGAGTATCCATTTCCGTTTTTCCGTGGCAAGAATGGTGGTGTTTACCGCCGAACCGATGATGATGAAAGTGACCCTACGCAAGTATACGAGCATGATCTGTATATTGTAAAAAGGCTAATTGATCCGAGTGCAGGTGAGGTGGCCCTTATAAAGTTGCACCTACCGAGAGACGGGGTAAAAGAGTTTGTGTTACCCCTAACGTGTATCACAGTAAAAGAAGAACTGAGGAAAGCATTGGCACACTATGGTGTGGCCTTGTATTCTAAACAGTTAGACCAAATGTATGTCTACATGACGACGTTTGTTAAGAATATGCAAGTAGAAAGGAAAGCAGATATTATGAGAACACAATTTGGTTGGGTCGATAACGACAGTAAATTCATCATTGGTGAACAGGAGATTACTAAAGACGGGGTATTCTATAGTCCTCCGTCAATAGCTACAAGAGGTATTGTTGAACATATCCATCGCAAAGGATCGTTTGAGAAATGGAAAGAGGCATTTAATATGTATAGCCGACCCGGACTTGAGCCTCATGCGTTTGCGGCATTGACGGCTTTTGGTTCACCTTTATTAAAGTTCACGGGCATGAGTGGGGCGATCATTAACTTGATTCACGAGAAGTCAGGTTCAGGTAAATCTACTGCTTTGTTTATGTGTAACAGCGTATACGGGCATCCTGTAAAGCTGTCGTCTCAGTGGAAAGATACCCCTCAGTCTAAGATGCACCGACTAGGTGTTATGAATAACTTATCAAACACAATTGATGAGATTACAAATACGTCGCCCACAGAGTTTTCGGACTTGGCATACAGCATATCGCAAGGTAGGGGTAAAGATAAGATGAAGTCTCAAACCAATGAGATGCGCTTAAACAATACGTCGTGGAACAACATGACCTTGGCTTCATCCAATGCGAGCTTCTACCAAAAGCTTGGTGCTCTAAAGAACACACCTGACGGCGAGTCAATGCGTTTGATTGAGTACAAGATTGAGCCATCTAATATCATTGATGTGGCTTTGGGTAAGCAGATGTTTGACCATCAATTGCGGGAAAACTATGGCCATGCAGGGGAAATCTATGCTCAGTGGTTGGTAAATAACTTAGAAGAAGCCAAGGATTTAATTAAGCAAATACAAGCTAGGATTGACAAGGAAGTTAAATTTACGGCACGGGAACGGTTTTGGTCGGCTGTTTGTGCATGTAATATTGCGGGCGGGTTGATTGCCAAGAGCTTAAAACTGCACGACTACGATATGAAGCTGGTTTATAAATGGCTAGTTAAGATGCTTAGTGAGATGCGTGAGGATGTAAAACCTCCAGTTGATGTACCGTTTACAGTATTGGGTGACTTTATTAACGCCCACATGATTAATGTACTCGTCGTAAACGGAGAAGTTGATTCGCGCAGCGGGCTAAACTCTGCACCTATGCAAGAACCTAGATCAGAGCTATTGGTTCGGTATGAACCCGACAATAAAACACTTTATGTAGTAGCTAAACCTTTTAAAGACTACTGTGTTAAATACCAAATTAATCATAAAGAATTACTTAGTAAGCTAAAAGAGTCTGGTATTTACAAAGATACTATTAATAAACGTATGGCAAAAGGCATGAAGGTTGTGTCTCCCGCTGTACGGGTGTTAATGTTTGATGCCTCTACCACAGAGTTTCTACAGATTGATGCAGATGAAAATAGAGACAGTGAGCTATCAGATAAATTGGAAACGGTTTAAGAAGGGTAGCTCCTTTTTTATTCCTTGTATTAACGTATTAGCTGCAAGAAAAACATTGCGGGTAACTACTAAGCGGCTAAAAATTGCCACCGTTACAAAATGCGTGGTTGAAGAAGGCATAAAAGGATTGCGAGTCTGGAGGGTGTAAGTTATACTACACTTGTTAGCTTCTTGCAGTTGCTAATGTTTCCTCTGAAAGTTAGTTCCTTTCTTTTTTAAACCCCGCCTAGTGCGGGGATTTTTTATTTTGATTGCGCTTCTCGCTCGGCAGCGGCTTTACGAGATGGAGATAGCAACCTATATGCAGGGACTACATTTTTCTCTGTGACCCTAGCACCTCTCCAAGATTCTGAAATTGCTTCTTCTTTAGCATCAAACGATTTGTTAATTAAATCTTCGTCAATTTCATACTCAGGATAAGTTGCAGAATACTTTTTATTGAACTCATACGTTTCTTGGTATAGACGTTTGTATTCGGGCACATCTTGTTTGCTATACGCCCTGAACATATCATTTAACAATTCACTTTGCTTGCCTTCAACTTTTTGTCTTAGTTTAAATTCGGCCTGTGTTGCATCTTTAATATCTTTAAGGATAACAGGACGCAAACCAACCGCTTGGCCAACAAGCTCAGATATACGCATAGCTCTGGCGTTTAAAATCTTTTCATTATTTTTACCTGTTTCACCCTCAGTAGCGTATCTTTGAGAAGTAAATAGGTTTCGCCATGCAGCGGATGGGACAATTTTTTCAAACCCTTTTCTAGTTTCTCCATGCGTTGCCATTGAAATACCCTCAATCATGTTTACCATCATCGTAATTGATGGAGGGGCAAGAGACATTACGTAGTTTGCAATTTCAGTTCTTACGCCTTTATTGCTACCTTCTTTAAATTCAGTATTAAAGAATAAATCAGACATGCTTACATGGCTACCAACATCCCACCCAGTAAGCGCATTAAGAGGCCCTTGCCTAATGATTGTGTCTAAGCTCTTATCACCAATGGTAATATCACCTAATTGTTCTTTAAGCCATGTAGTTTTGTACCAAGTTTTTGGATCCAACTGGCGCATATCTGCGGGTAATTTATCACGCTCTCTATCATAAAGTGCGCTCATAAAGGCAAATACAGTACCAAGCAAGGGCATACCGACTGTGCCTGCTACAGACCATGAAGTTCCCAGCACGGCAAAGAAAGCTCGCATACACTCGGCTCTAGTATCTCCATCCATAGGCTTAACCATACCGATGAAATTCCTAGCTATAAATTGTGCCGCACTCAATCTCCACATCATAAATTGAAACAAGAATTGCCCGACATCAGATCTAAGCCAAGCAGGTCTATTAGCCGTGCTGTAATTAAACAATGATTGGTCTACATCTTTTTTAGCCGCAAGTGTAAGCGCATCAAAGTTTTCGTCTATGTATTTTGCTTCGGCAGCTACTTTATCCGTAGCAGTTTGGTAAGCAAGAGTTTTTCTAAACTTAGCCAATGCTTTATTGCGGTTTAATCTAAAAGACGCAAGGTAAATAACTTCCCTAGAAATGCGTTCGGTTGCATGAATGATCTCACCTACGCCAAGAGTTGCTACTTGCTTAGCAATGTACTTAGCTTTTTTAGTCTTTGACCCGTAGTGCTCAGAAGGAATTTCAATCTTGCCGTACATAGCCCGTGCCGCAGTAGACTCGTTAACGTTAAGTGCTTTCATTGCGTTGATAGCTTTACGATCTTCAGATTTACGTTGTTTTTGTTCAGCGTTATCGGATGCGTTATCAGTGACTGCGCTAGAGCCCGCAATAGTCGGCATAATTAAATTGCCGTTTACATCTTTTTTACTTAGCGAACTCCACACCGCCATTAGCTTACCCATTTCAGTAGTTACTTCTACTGCCGAGTGTTTCTTTAACAATTGAGGAACGCCAAGTTCGTACGCACTGATTGTATTAGCGAGTGCAGTAGCCTGACTAAGGTAGTATGTATATGCCATGCTGTTAAGAAAACGCAATGTTGCAACTGTTTTTTGCTGAATTGGGTTAGCGTTAGGCGGTGGGGGGTTAAGCACTGAGTCTGCACGCCGCTCCATTTCCGTTACATATGGAGTCATCTCAGGTGTTTGTGCAATATAACTCTTTGCCGACGATATGGAATTACGGATCATACGTCCGTACTTTAGTTTAGGTATCTGTATAGAGAACTTAACCGCAGAACGTACAAGCCCTTGTACAATATCAACATCGTAACCCGGTGTAGTTTTACGATGGATAAATCCTTTACGCATACTTTGTTCGGGTTGCAACTGTAGCCACAACTGAATGATGGAGTCAGTTACATCTTGTCTGCTTATATCATCTATACTCATTTGTGGGGAAGTTGGAGAAGTCTCAACTAGTGTAACTATCTCTTTAAGCAGGGCACTTGAACTAAGTGCAGTTTTACGTAAATCCGCAACATTATTGCCTACTGTAATATCACCATCTTCTATAAGTTGTTTACGGGTTTTACCTGTTTTTTTGCTTATGTTATCAACTAAAGCATCTCGTTTAGCCACAGAGTCTCTAATAAAAAAAGCTCCAGAATCTTTTATCCGTATAAAAAATCTGCCACCTTGGTCACGCAACAATGGAACATATGATTCAATTCTATTGTCGGCTGCAAGTAAGTCATTCAACTGCTTAAGAATAACGGGGCCTTGACTTGTACCTTGGCTGGCTTCTGCAACAATCTGTTTGAGCAAAGTACCTGTGTACTTATACATATGGTCATAATATTTAACCACATCTTTAAATATAGATTGACCTACGGGGCCTAGACTATTCCACATTGTATTTATTTGCGGAACATTTTTATTGGTTACGGGATTTATACCTTGAGTGGCATACGTAAACAAGTCTACTTTTTTATGTAAAGTTGGATCATTAGCCTCATCAAAACGTTTTTCAATTGAGTCAACCAATTTACTTGCTGAATCTAACATTTGTTTGCCCATACCCGCCATGCGTTCTAATTCAATATTGGCACGTTTTAAGGAGTCGATATTAGACAAAGCTGCTACTGCATCAGTAGTAGGTATATTTAAAAGAAAAGATTTTGCTGTTTCGCCCAACCCATTTACAGCACGAACTGTTGCACCTAACAATTTAGATGGATTACGTAGTACTTGTAAGGTTGAAATTGCTTCACCTACTATTTCTGGATCGGTTGAAACTGCTAGAGCTTCTAAGTTTTTCTTAACAAGTGCATTGTCTTCAGCAATTTTATCTAAATCTTGTTGCGTTGTAGTCGCCGATACTTTTTCTGTTTGTCCTTTAGCTATTTGTGCGGCTTTCATTTCACCACGCTCAATCATACGCATTTGAGCAGTTTTGTCAGAAGTTAAAATGTTATCAGTAACATTAACTAAATCAGAGAAACCGTTGTAATAGCCATCCCCAATACCAAACAACTTCATAATGGCACGGACAAAAGAACTAAATGCAGTCTCGTCTTTCTGTCTACCTTCCATGCCCATCAAAAAGTCTTGTATGTTTTCATCCGACATACCATAGGCTAAGAATTCTTCTGGCTGCTCAAATATAGCCAAGTCACCATTCTCATCACGAGTAGATTCAACACGATCTATAACTTCTTGCGGTAATGCACCTTGCTCTTTAAGCTGGTTATAGTGTTGCTCTGCACGAATCATTATGTTCGTCAGTTCTTTTGTAAATTTAGTAAGAGCTGCATCAAGTTCCAAACCTTTGGCGGAACTATAAATACCTAAATAAATTTTTTGGTTTGTCGCAGCATGGAGTAACTCGTGCAACACGTCAACGTTATTAACACCATGATATCGGCCAAAGCTTTCACCACGCACGTAGATAGAACGTTTGCCTGTGGCTTCATCCCGGATATAAATAGCACTTGCTCTTCCCCACGTATCCATATTACGTTGAAGAACTTCTGGTAAGGGTTGACCTTTTTCAATTACATGAAAAGAAACACCGTTTACAAACCCACTTAATTTTCTAGCAAGTAGCTTTTGAAAGAAGTTACCAGTCTTAACGATCTGCTGAATAGCTTGGGCTGCATTGGTAGCTTTGTTAAACCCACGGTTGACAGGAGAAGTATTGTGTCTTCTACCAACAGTAGCAGATGCGTTGTACCCACGGGTTTCTAAGTTGCCCGTTAGTACGTTTTCTTTTGTGTAACTAGCCAAACGTTTTTTACGCTCGGCCATGCTTTTTTTAATATCTTCAATTTGTTGGGGCGTTGCATGTTTAGCAAGCAATGCTTTAATGCGTTTACCCGCAGGGCTATTACCAACTTTAGCTTGCGCTTTAATCAACTCTTCAAGAGCGGTACGGCGTAAATCTTTTTTCTCTTGTTCTGCTGCTTCTACTTTATCTGTTTCAGTATCAGGATCAATCGGCTTAGCAGCTTCTTCAAGTTGAGCACCATACTTTTTATTTGCTCTATCAGCGGCAGTGTTATCTGCAACCTTTGGTTTGCTTGCAGCGGCTTTAGCCGCCTTTTCTTCGGGTGTTAACCGAGCACCTTTAGGCCCACGTTTTGTTGGGGTTGATTGTGCTTGTCCTTCTTGCGTTGTTTGCTTGGTTTCAGTGGTTTCAGTGGTTTCAGTGCCAAGTTCGGCTCCTTTAGTTTCTTTTGATGCTTTTCTAGCCGCATCAAATTCTTCAATCTGGTTGTATATAGCATCAAACTTAGCTTTTGCCTCGTTGTATTTGATTTCCGCAGTTTTCTTAGCTGCATCACGTGCATCTACATCCAAGCTACCGTTAGATACAAATTCTGTTGGAGCTTGATCCAACCGAGTTACTTCTTCAGCCGCTTTTTCAAATTCTGCATGGGCTTCATCAGACTGTTTAAGAAGTTCATCTCGTTTTTCAAAATACGCCGATGTATTTGATACGTCTACATTTGTTATTGGTGGTACTGGAGGGGCAGGTGCTATTTTTTCCTCAACCTTTGGTGCTTCTTCTATTGGAGTGGGTTGCGTTGCTTCTCCACTAGGAGGCAGTCCAGCATTCTCTGAAGTAGAAACCACTCCATCTGGTTGAGCTCCTCCAACTCCTCCGGCGGGCACAGTGGTAGCGGGCTCGCTAGGTGCTCCAGTGCTAACTCCAGTTGGTGTTGTGATAGGTCTTGTAACATTCTGTTCTCCTTGCCTTCTAATCAACTCGGCTTCAATCTGAGCCATCAACCCTTTGTCACGTTTTTCTGCGGGTTTTTTAAGTTGTAAATCTAATGTGCCTTCCAACATGGCTTGAGGCCATGCCTTTAATTTATTTGATTCTATGGGCCCGGCAGCTTCAGGTGTTATACCTAACTCAGCATTCACTTCATCTTTAGCCTGTGCTAACGCATCATCTTCCGGATACCCAGAATTCATGTAGTCTTCAGCTAGTTTTTTAATTTTAGCTTCTTTATCTACTGTAGGTACTTTAGTAGCCGCAATCTTTTCTTCAGCTGGCGTTTCAGCAATTTTATTAAGGTTGGGGGCTATTGGAACTGTTTGATCCGCAGGGGGTGGGGGAGGTGGAGGAACCTCTTGTTGCTGTTCTTGTTGAATTTGTTGGGGGCCAGCTAAAGTACGAACTGCTTTATTTATACCTGCGCCACCCGCCATCATCAAGCCACCTTGAGTGACTGTAGAAAGCATGGTATCTACCGCACCCTTGAGAAAACCTTTCCAATCTGTATTGGGCTTTAGACCAAGTACTGTATCTACAACGGTCTGTCCACCATAGGTTAATTCTTCTCCGGGTACTTCTTTTGCCAATGCTTTAGCATAGTAAGCAACCAAATCGCTGGTAGGAATGCCTTTTGTTGATGCTTTTAGCGCCTTCATTTGTGCGCCAAGCCCAGCTTTTTCACCAAGCACTTCAAAGAAGCTATTAGCTGTTGATCTTACGGTACTAGTCTCTGGGTCTAAACCTGCTCGTCTTGCTTCATCATAATTTTGACCAAACGCATTGGTAAACATAGGAACAAGTACAGCAGCTTCAGAACCCGTTGCTATTCCAGCAATCATGTAAGGTAACTGTTGCGCTATAGAAGATATAGCCCCTTCAACAATCTGTAAAGGTTTGCTTGCATTCTCCCCCATACCTTGCGTAAATTCATTGATCTTGTCTAAGTTTTTCTTAGTATCGAAACCCGGCAAATCCATGCCGAGCATATCCCCAATAAACCGATGTGTTCCACGTATGGCAGTCTCTGTACCCAATAAACCTAATTTAGCTCCACGTTGTACAGTATTAAGAGTTTGCTCAAAAGGCGTAGCATCGGCAGGGAGTTTGTACTCCATACCTTTTTGAACTGCTTCAGGAGTTTCAGTAACTTCAGCTAAGTTACGTCCTATTTGTCCACGGCGTGCTTGTCTTTCTGCTTCGGCTTGGGCAGTTTCTGCACTTGCATCTTGTTGTATAAAGCGTTCTGTTTGTGCTTCAAGCCTAGGATCAAACGCTTTACTTATTGTCGGCTGAGTAATGGCGTTATAGTTTTCGTATCGTTGCTGAATAAGCTTAGCCGCACGACCATAGACATCAGGACGGGTAGCCAATTTATCCAGCTTAGCTTGACGCTCTTCCTCTGGCATGGCATTAAGTTGCGCCTCTAACCCAGTAACAAACTTAGGATCAAGTACATACTTATCTACTGTAGGCGCAGTTGGGGCGGGCAATTGTTTGCCCTGTAATACACTTTGTCTTTTTGGTGCGCCCGAACTAGCTACCTCATAAATAAAACTTTCCCCCATAGGAGAACCCAAGTCTGGGCGTTCTTCTGTAACCGTTTCACGTGGAACAACGGGTTCTTCCTTAGGTGTAACTTTAGGCGCAGGTTTAGCAGTGGTTTCATTTACAAGCCATTGATCGCCAACTAAAAAAGCTCTAGCCCCAGTATCAGGATTGGTTGCGGTCTTTACAACTGGTTTCCATTCTCCATCAACTAAAGCTACTCGCTCTCCTGTATCAGGGTTTGTTGCAGTTTGTACAGCCATTTGGATTAATCCGGTATAAAGCCACTAGGTAGGGGTATATTACCACTTCTTGTTGGTCTTGCCGCAGCGGGTGTTGGAGCAATAACTTTACCATGCTTTGCAAGCGGATACTTTTCGTCAATAGCTTCCACCATTTGTTCTTTAGTTGCTGGATTAGCATCCAAATATTCTATTGAACGCTTTATCTTTCTTAATTCTTCGCCATGCAATTTTTTCTGTTGGTCAGCAACTTGTTGCTGTTTAATATCTAATCCAGTTTCACCTTGAGCGGCTTTATTACCAGTAATATCAGACACGCTAAATATGTTAGCGTTTGTAGTTTTAGTTTTTTCAATTGCTTGCTCAGCATTTTTAACTTTTGCAGCGTTCTCAGGTGTTGGATTAAGCCTATACTCTTCTTTTGCGTTGAACAAAAGATTAGTCGGGTTAATTTGTGCACCAGTTGTTTTAGCCCCTCTATTACCCAGCGCTTGAAGTTGAACTTGTAACGCAAGACGTTTGTCTTCAGCATTTTGTGCAGCAATGGCTTCCATACGAGCTTGATGTGTTGCGGTAGCAGCAAGAGAAAATTGACCCAACTTGTCTTTGCGTTGTGCGTCGGCAAGATGAAACTGCATTGCATCCCTATGTTCTTGTTCCGCTCTAGATTGTTTAAGAATTTCATTGTAAGAATCGCTAAATGCACCGGCAGCGGCGGCTACGCCTCTACCTAAATTGTTACCTTGAGACATTGCGGCGGCAGCTTTAAGCAGGGATAAACCAAGACCTTGATCTTTGGCTTTAAGTCCTTCACCTTCTCTTGCTTTTAATCGTTCTAATTGAGGGCCATAAATATCAGGCCCACCAGCTTCGGCATATGCTCTGGCAAGTGCTTTAGTTTCTTCAAGACGATTTCCAAATTTAACTGTTGGTCTATTTTTTAAATCGTACATACCCTGTTTAATAATATCAGGATCGCCTTCACCAACTAAAGGTCTAACTGCATCTTCTTCAGTTCCAGCAGTTTCTAAACCATCGCCTCTTTCAGAAGCCCTAAAAAATGCTTCTTCATCACTAACTTTGCTATCGGTTAAACCACGCTCAACATAATGTTGCATTGGAGTTCCACCGTCGGCAAAAGCAACCATTCCTCCCATTGCGTAATTGCTAGTAGGAACTGGCATTGCGCCAAGCCCTGCGTTTAAACCCTGCATAGGTTGATTTGGTTGTGGTGTGACTGCTTCAGCCGCAATTGAAGGCGTGTTTGTTGGAGCTTGTGCTGCTTGTGCCGATTGCATGGCTTGAGATTGCTTAAGTAATTGGAGCGCACGTAGGGCTGTATACGGGTCAGTAACTGTTTGCCCCCCAACGCCAAGAACCGCCTGTTGTAATGCGACGGGGTTGGCTCTATAGCGTTCAGCAAAAATTGAAGCTCTATCAATAGACATAATTAACTCCCTAACTGATTCAACGCTATACCACCAAGTCCGTAACTTTGTACGTGTCCACCATTAGCAAATAATTTAGCTAGACCCGCTGCACCTAATCCCAACGAGGCAACCGTTTGGGCGGTAGAAGGAGGAGCTTGATAAAGAGTACTAGCTTGCTGACTTGTTGGTAGGCCACGGATGATATCAGACATGAAGCCCATTTGTTGATAGGGAAAGTTTTGGGCATTTTGATAGTCTTGATATTGATTGTTGAGTACATTTTGCATTTGCTGCTGTTGTTGAGTACCTGTTGCATTTTGCAACTGATTGATACCCATGTTTTGCGTATACTGGTTTTGACCCAATGTACCAAGCATACCTGCACTTTGAATAGCAGTATTAAGTCCTTGCAAACCTAAATTTGAACCAAACTGTCCTTGTTGAGCATTCAACTGAGCCGCATTAAGATTTTGCCCTTGCTCGGTATTGAACTGTTGTTGGCCTATGTTATAAGCGTCAAATTGGTTTTTAGCTAAATTGCGTTGCAAGTCGGCGTTATTTTGCGCCCCCATAATGGCTTGACGACCACCACCAAACGCACCTGCCGTAGTAGCTTGTGCGTTGTTTGCCGCATTTTGAATTTGTGATTGTCTATATGCAGCTTGATCTTGAACACCCAAATAAGGGTTCATAAAATGCTGAGCTACACCGGGAGCAGTAAAACTTTGCGTCTGATAGGGGTTGTATGTATACCCAGTATTTAACGCACCTAACCCAGCCGTCCCCGCCATTGCACTTGCATCTTTTAACTGAGGAGAAGACTGCATCAACGCAGCGTTTTCAAATGCTTGGTTCTGTAATGGACTAAACTGAGCTTGCCTTGCCCCCTGATACTGCATGTAGGGGTTTTGAGTGGGATCAGTAACAGCTTGAGCTTGTGCAAGTAAGTCTTGTTGGAAGGGGGCCATTTCTGGCGTAAACCCTACCTGATATTGCGTTACTTGTTGTAATTGTGGATCTGCCATTTTGATTCCTTATGCTGGAAGATATTTAGAGGCGCGTGTGTTGGCAGCTACTTTGCCTTTACCAACTGTTCTACTGCGTGCTTTTTGGATACGATCCATCATGGCATAAAGTTGTTTTGCACCTGCTTCAGTAGAACCATTGCCTAACTCAGACACAATTCTTGCTGGTACTACAAATTCACCGTCGGCTAACCGAGCGGGTTGTCCTTTACCTATGGTAGCAGGGATAGAGTCAGAAACACCATCGCCGGGGCCACGAAGCAGCCGACCGCCATCAGAGTAACTACCAAGGTTGTATTGAGTAGGAGAACCGCCATCTGCATAAACCTTTGGAGGATTAAAGTTAAATTTGCCCGTTGCTTTTGAAAAGAATGAAGAATGTGCACCGCCGCCACGAGCCATGCCCATAAGACCACCGTTAGCGGCAGGTACTTCATTTACAAGCGCAGTAAAAGATGCGTCATCGTCGGCAACTTTATTACCATTTTTATCATAGTATTTACCATCTGAACCTTTAGAATACCCCGGATATTGTGTTACTGGCGTAGTAATTACACCGTTTGGTAATTTTGTACTTGTACTTGTGCTTGATCCTGTACTGCTAGTATCCGTAGGTTTGTAATTGGAGTTAAGTGTCAATCTATGTGTCTTTGAGTCTACATAATATTTTTGTGAGTTAGGTATAGATTGAGGAGTACCTAAAACTGACTCTCCATAGGGCTTCATAATCTGCCCATCTTTTGTATAAGGCACAGGACTGTACTCAGCGTTACCCGTTAGGTAATCATAAGCTTGTTTAGACCCACCAGATAGCTTGTTGTATTTATCGTTGAACTCCTTCATTGTTTTTGGTGCGTAAGGAATGTAGCCTGTGCTACCACCACCTTTGGTATAAATATCATCTACTTGACCCGCGCCTGTAAACCCACCCACAGGAATATCTGGAATGCGCGGCGATACCGTAACCGTACCATTAGGATTAATTGTTGTTCCACCTCCAACAATAGACGGCCCAGTTGTTCCACTTGTACCTATAGGCAATGATGTTGTGGGTGCTGTATTAATTATGGTTGGCTCAGTTACAGTTGTAGTTGTATGCTGTGTTGTATTTGGGGGTGTTGGAGTGGGTGTAGGTGAAGGCGTAGGTGAAGGCGTAGGTGAAGGCGTAGGAGTAGGCGTAGGAGTACCGCTGGGAGTTGGCGTAGGAGTACCAGTGCCTGTCCCCGTTCCTGTTGTAGCTAATGCTGCTTCAGCCGCTTTATATCTCTTTTCAATTTCATCTTTAGAAATGCCTGTTGTACGCGCTATTTCTTCAATTGTAATTTTATCAACTTTGCCAGATGCGTCTTTATGTGCATCCATGTACTGCGCCCAAGTTTGGTCGTAAGTACTACCCAAAGGATTTTTGTCTGGCGCTTTACCTATATTTTCTCCTTCAGCAATAATGTCTTTAGCTAAGTTATAACGATCTTGAACGCTATTTTCACCCGTTAAGGGCACACCTACAGCATTTGCCACTTGATTTGTGGTGATGTTATTGGCAAGCATTTGATTGTAAATGGTTGCATCAGATGCAGTTGGGTTGGCTCCTAAGTAAGCATTGATGTCATTTTTAATACCTGTATTGTATCTTTGAGTAACATCTGCTGCATTGACGCCTGTAACTTTAGATACTTGATCTGCGCCAACACCAAACTTACTCATTGCCAAAGCTATTTCGTTGTCTCCACCGCCTTGCGCTTGTATGCCCTTAATGTAATCCGCAACTTGTTGATCTGAATAAACAGGAGCAGCAACAACGTCACTGCCTTCGGAACCATCAAAATGAGCAATACCGCCACTAGCCATATTTTTTGCAGTTACACCAATACTAGGATGTAAATCTACAGCAGGTTGCATTTGGGCATAGTTAAACATACCTGATGCCGGAGGTTGAGTCATCCCCATTAAACCACCATCAGCAGCAGTTATATATTTTGAAAGATCAGCATTGTTTCGTTCATCGGCAAAAGTACGGCTACCCCATTGGTCAGCAGGTACTCTACTTACATCAATAAATTGCTTGGTGTAAGGGTTAAACATTTTGGTTTCAACATACGCAGTAGGACTTGTTTTACCGGGCATAGACGTAGTCGGCTGAGATGCAGTCATCATAGGAGCCGCAGCCATCAAACCTGTCGCTGCTAAACCTTTTGCACCACCTAAAGAACCTAGTAGGTTAGCACGTCCAGTTTCACTTCCAAGACCTTGAACGCCAGCGCCAAGTTTTTCTAAAGGACTTGCATTTGCTAATCTTTCTTTGATAGCTTCTTGAGCAGCTTGATCTCCGGCTCCACTAGCGATTGCTTCAGGAGTTAATCCGGCTGTTGCTGCCGCCCCAGCTTCAGATGAAAGTGCGGCTGTTCCAGCTTCAGACAATCCACCAGCCAAGCCAGCACCGCCATAAGCACCAAGACCAGCCATTAAACCTTTCTTTAAATCACCACCTGATGCAATAGTTGCAGCTCCACCCACACCTAAACCAATTTGTAAAAGAGATAACTCAGGAAACATAAAAGTAGCTGCTGCGCCAAGAATAGTAGGCAGCATCTTTTCTAAAAAGTTAGCTTCGGGTAAACCCGTATGAGGATTGATTGTAAGGGAGCCACCGTGCGCTTGGGCAAGCTGCTGCAAACCGCCAACTTCTTTGGGGGTCATATGAACCAACACCGTGTCGTTACCACGACCATGTTGAGCTAAGTGATGTGCTATGTTTTGGAGACTCATATTTGCCTCGTAAATAAGTTAAAGTTTAACATATTAGCCAACTTTCCAGTTGGTTCCATTGGAGAATACAGGCACTGTGTTTGCCCCACCGCTAGCTACCGTTGTATTAAAAGTAGTCACCGAAGAATCCGATACAAAAGTTCTTGTGCCCGCACCTGATGTAACCGCACTGGGTAATGTAGCTACTGTATACACCGTAGTGCCAACTGTGTAGTTATTGATAATTACGTTTAAAGCATTGTTGAGCTGGTTAAAGTACAGACGCAAGACGTTGGAATATTGATCTTGATACCGACGCTCGTAATCTTCCGTAGCTAAAGGCAAGCTAGGTACTGGGGGGTTGATAATGGGTTGTATTGCCATTAGCGTCTGCCGTCAGGACGGATATCGAGTCTAGGAGCGCCCAACTGCCAATTGGTTCCGACTTTATTAGATTCCATCTTGATGATGAGTTGCCGTCCACGCACCCGTGTATAGACTTCGCCTGTAAATGTTTCAGGGTTTGCACTAAGGTTAATACTCTGTACTGCATTTGATCTAGGGTTATTTGTACCTGATCCTGAGTTGTACATAGGGTATAGCGTCAGGGTGGCTTCAGGGGCTGTACCACTTGAGGAACCTGCAAAAGTTACATCAGGAAGAATCCTCCACACAAAAGCAAAATTATGACCGTCTCCAATATCAAACTCTGATGAAGAAATATAAGCGTCAATAGCTGCGGGAGTACCTGTTTCCGAGTCATCAACACCACTCTCTTGATTAACAATATATCCGTTGTATGTAGCTGCAACGGGGTTGGGGAGCAAGCCTGAATCTAGCCATGCTGTTCTGCCAATACTTCCGTAATACCAAAGCTTTTCAAGGTAGTTATACACCACGTAACTGTCCATTGCCGTGCTGTTTGCTGAACAATAGAACCACCATGCTTCATTAAAAGCTTCACTGGTGCTTGCATAAACTTGTTGGTTTTGACCTTGATTGATGTTCTCAAATACAAATTTACGAAGGTCACAGTTAAGCGTTTGTACTCGACCGTC